GGGAGCGAGTCAGCGCATCCATGAAGAGCGCAGTCTCCTTGGCTTGCTTCGACCCTTCCTTCGGACTCATGTCGATCCCTGCTGCAGCGATCTCAGCCTTGATGGTTCCGAGCGTCTGCTTGGTGACGCGAGCGGATTCCATCTCCTTGCCGTCACCCTTGATGAGTCCAGCCTGCACGCTGACCAAGTGCTTGAAGTCACCCTTGCTCAGATACGGCTCAGACTTCATGAGGTCGAGCTTGGCGAACTCTTCTGGCTGCTCTGCGGCCATCCGCATGAGTCCGTAATACTTGCCCTCTGTGGCGGACGTTCCGCCCTCTGCTTCAGCCTTGCGCTGGCGGCGCTTTGCGTCCAGCCAGTCGTTGATCTGGCGCAGCTCTTCCGGTGCGCGCTCAGTCAGCTCTGCCTTCATGGTGGATGTGAGCTTGCCGCTGGACATGATCTGCGACCACGCAGACACGCCGAGCTGCTTGATGTCCTGGGCCTTGGCTACTTCCTTCTCCTGGTAGCGGCCATGAATCTCCTGCACGGCCTCCTTCTCATCCTTGCCGGAGAACTTCTCGCGCACCTGTGAGAGTGCCTGCGCCAGCGGGATGTTCTGGCTCATCAGCTCATCAGCGAACGATTGGATCTTGACCGTGCGCTCACCGATGTCCAGGGCGGACTGCAGGCGAAGTCGAGACTCTGCTGTCATCTCCTTGCCGAACTGCGCCATGTACTCCTTGGCGTAGTCGATATTGCCCTTCTCGATGGATGCGGCCAGCACACCTGCATGCAGTGGCGAAGTGGCCTCGATGAGCATTGCCGCCCTGGCTTCAGGACTGAGCGACTTGTCGGAGTTGACCGCGTTGACAATGGCACCACGGGCAGACTTGACGCTGTCAGGGTTGTCCCACTCCTGGACTCCAGCGTCCTGGGCTACCTTGATGGTGCCAATGCGGACACCCTTCTCGTAGTTCTTCTGCTCGCCCAGGATGTGATCCTGCAGCGATGCGCTGAACTGGTTGGTGACTTGACCAACGTGCGCAGAGAACCGCGCCTTCTGTGCGTCATTGCCCAAGGATGCCGTGATGTCGGCCAGCTCCTTGTTGTACTGCTCCATGTAGCGCTGATCGAGGCTCTTGCCATCAGCGTCTGGATCCAGCGCTTCCTTGCCCTGCCTGCCCTTGAAGCCCTCGCTCTTGTCGTAGGTCAGGCGCATGCGGATGGCGACGGCCTTGTTCATGGCCTCGTTCACCCGCAGGTTGTTCGCTTCGTCCTGGGCCTCGATTGCAGCCTTGGCCGCGACACCACCAGCACCGGAGAGTGCTTGGCCCATCTGCTTCATCTGCTCCGGCGCGTAGTTCGTGGCGTCGGTGGCAGTGAATCGGTTGAGGTTGCCCGCTGACGGGGATACGGAAAAGTTGTCTTGGATTGGTACGATGGGCATCAGCTTCCCCAGAAAACAGCGCCACTGCGCGACTTCAGTCCGACAGAGCTGTCCGCGTTCGGGTTGAGCTTTGCTTCGCCACTGAACTTGACTTCTTCAACCTTGGCTGGTGAATCGGTGAACAGGCCCGCCTTCTTCATGCCCAGGTAGGACTGTCCCAGCTTCGCGCCTTCGCTCACCAGCGTGCTGAATGCAGCCATCTCGGGGTTGATCGAAGAGGCGGATGCACGCTTCATCAGTGCCTCGTTCTGCATGTTGGTGCCTTGGATCCGGTGGCCCCAGGCCGCGCGGATGGCGTTGGACTGCACCGTGTTGGCATCGATCTCGCCCATCACATCGTTGCTGGTCTGCACCTCGACGGCGGTGCCCTGCGACAGATCAACGCCGTTGGCAGCAAGTGCTACACGTTGCTTGCTTTTCTGGTTGGCGGACTTGATGCGGACAGCCTGATACTCGCGCTCGCCACGCAGCAGTTCCGCCTGGGCCGACTGTTCGGCCATGCGTGCGTTGATGTCAGCGATGTCGGCTTGGTAGTTGAGAGCGGACTTCTGGCTTTGGGCACCGTAGTAGGCACCCAAAACACTAGAGGCAGCGCCAGCTCCCTGCAGGGCAATGGAAGATACAGCGAAGGACATTGTGGCCTCTTACAGTGAAGTGCCACAAAGGTATCCGCAGGATGTGCTGATAAGCGCACCCTATCCGCCCATTGCCACCTCTAGGGTCATGGACACGATGGTCAGTGGCAGGGGGTCAGACTGACGCACGAAGACCTGCCCGCCGTCGCTCCATGATGGGGTGATGACGATGGGGATCTCTTCGCTCTTGAGGTTCGGCGGCAGTCCGTACATCTCGGTGGTGCGCTGCTTGGCTTCGGTGAGGCTGTTCTCATCGGGGCCGACAAAGATGCCGCTGGATCGGTACACCCGCAGCCAGACCTTGTTGACGTTCTTCATGCGGCCCTGGCCGAAGCTGCCGTCCACTTGCATGGCGAGCGGCAGGGTCTTGATGTCCGCCGTGATGGGAAGCCCGACTTGCACCTTGCTGCAGGCTTGCTCCAGGGTGATGGCCCCACCAGTCACGACCTTGCGCGGGAACACTGCGCCGTCGCCCAGGACGCTGACGGTCTTGCCCTCGAGCCATGTCAGACCGGAGATGGTGGTCGCAGGGGCACCGGAGTAGGTCGCACCGCAGTCCACATAAAAGGCGTCGGCTGCAGTGGAGAACTGGCGCGATGCCATGCGCTCGACGTAGCGAGTCCATGCGCCATTGATGTAGCGCTTGACCACGACATAGAGAACGTCCTCGGATCCTTCGGCCACCACGCAGCAGGACTCGAACAGTCCGTCCGTGTCGTGCTGGTGCCATGCCCCGATCTGCTGCTCCGGCACATAGGTCAGGCCCAGCAGCTTGCCGTTGGACGATACCGCCCACACCAATGGCGTCGGTGCCTTGGAGTAGGCAATGTCGGTGATGTCCAGGTTGTCGAACAGGTGAGGTGCCCGCAGCGACAGGTCGCCAGTGACGTACCCGCCAGCCTGGAAGTTGTAGGCCATCTCGCGCATGTGTCCGCCTCGGGCCGTCGCATAGATGATGTTGTTGTTGACGATGATCGGCTGGGCGTTGTTCGCCCCGATGAAGCTCTGCGGCTTGACCGAGATCGATGTCGGGGTGATGGCGTCGGAGTTGACGGATGTCACGCGCCACTCCGCGGATCCTGTCAGCAGCACGAGGTTCTGCAGCGGGACGATGTGGCGGATGGTGTTCGCCTCACGCGCGGCCACACGGATGTTGATGGCATCGTCATCGCGCACGGGGATCGAGTAGGACAGATTGGACTCGGTGCCCGACTTGGTCATGCGCAGGTTCTGAGGCTCGTTGGTTGAGCCTGCAAAGCACCGACGCTGCTCGAAGTACGACACGGCACCAGGGTACAGGCCAGCACCGGAGAACGGGTTGCTGTTGATCGGCGGCGTCTTGGACAGATCCGCGGCGATGTTGTCATCCTTGAACGTGAGCGCATCGGTCTGGCCGATGTAGCCGAACAGCCCATTGCTCTGCTTGTAGACGTTGTAGAACGACGCCCCTGTGGTTGTCCATGTGATGGTGTTGTAGTTGCCCGTGGTCAGCAGGTTGTTGGTGGTGGACGTTGCGCCCGATGGCAGGGACTCTTCCTTGCCGTCCGCACTGACGCCAGCGACCTTGTAGCTGTAGCTCGTGGAGCCTGTGCCAGTGGGGGTAACAGTCGGAGCGGACGGAGTTGTCAGCGATGAGCTGAACGAGATGGTGGTCAGCGTCCAGTTCAGCGCGGAGATCCGGCGCAGCTCGCGCGGCGCGTAGTTCGGGTGGCAGATGGTCAGAACGTCAGCGCTCTGGACGTAGTGCAGGTCGAACAGGTCTGCTTCCAGGTACGGTGTCGCCACCTCATAGGGGGATCCGCCATTGAGCAGCGTGGCACCCTGGGTGTGGAATCGGATGTACTGATCCCCGAACTCGAGTACCATCGTCTGGGTGGTGGAGAACGTGAACGGGATCAGGCGCGTCTTCTTGGCTGGCGTCTTGACAGCACGCACGAACGCGGTGCCTGCGCGATTGGCTACAGGGCCATGCGGCAGCGTGATGAAGTTGCGCAACGTGGCCGCACCAGTCTGGTACTTCTGGTCATCGATGCGCCCGAAGAACTCCGGCGTGACCTCGCCACCACCGAAGGATCGCTGCAGGGTCTTGACGTTGCTCATCGTGCTTCAATCCATGATGGTGTGAAGGAGTTGTCCACCTTGCGCTGGTTGGCGTCCGCCTCGATGGCCTTGCCCGCCCAGCCCAGGGCGAGCTGCGCGCAGCGCTTGGCCTCCGCAGACCCAGCATCTCCCTTGATGAGCGGGCCAGCCAGGAGCGATGCGAGCTGGTACGACAGCGCCAGCACGAACAGCGGAGGGAATCGGCCTGCGTCCACCGTGCTGCGGGTGTACAGGCAGATGGCATTGGGTTCGTCGGTGTAGATCACATCGGCGTCCGATGAGTTGACCTCCATGACGTAGTCCTTGAAGTTGGTCTTGCTGTCATCCGTGGCCCCCACGGGCAGGATGGCACGCACGGCCAGACAGTCAGAGGGTTTGGCGTAGCAGTAGTCCCATGCGTCCCACTCACTGGTGACTTCGGCCAGCGACAGGCGTCGGGTGGCGAAGCTCCATGCGTAAGACTGCAGCAAGGTGTCACGCGCGACAGAGTAGAAGCGGGCACAGTGTTCTGCCTGGGCGGATCCTTCCGGTGGATCCAGGCTGGCAACGGTTGCCGTGTCACCAAGGTGCGAGAGTGCGAGGTTCGCGATGTCTACTTCTGACGCCATGTTCGTGTCCTTCAAAAAAGATGGGGCAACCTGTGCCCCATCAATGGCTCCTGCTACGGATCAGTCAAGCCTCTTCAGGTTTCGGATCTGCCTCGGTAGCATCACGCTTGCCCCTGCGCTTCGGTGCTTCGTCCTCAACCAGACGCAGCGTGTCCGACAGGCGCATGGGCTTGCCGTCTGGGGCCAGCGGGAACTCGGTTTCAAATTCCTCGCCAGCCTTGACCAGACGGTTCTCGTGAGAGAGCCATCGGTCAACATCAGTGATGTACTTCGGCATCTCCTACTCCTTAGACCACGGTGAAGCCAGAGGCGTAGTTCTTGTTCACATCAACGATGGAGTCGGTGATGGTCGCAGAGAACGCGCCAGCGGTCAGCGGGCCAGTGCCAACGGTGTACTGCACGCCCAGGTAGCGCTGGCCGACAGGCAGCGACAACAGGGTGGCAGGGCTGATGCAGATCACAATGGGCTTGCGGCCAGCAGTCAGGTCTGTCTTGGGGATCGCGTCTGTTTGAGAGATCACGTTCGCGCTGGACAGGTTGGCGTTGGCAGAGCTGATGACCTGGAAGTTCACGGTGGCGGCACCTGCAGCGGTTACTGCAGTGTCCACAGTGATGAGTGCGTACAGGTCTTTGCCCGTACCCAGGTCGCGGCTGGTGCCGAGGTCGATGGTGTTGGTCGATACCGCCGAAGCGGTGACGGCTTGTGCAGTCGAGAGCTGCAGGAGAGCGTCGGTCATCATGATGGGTTACTCCTTCACAGATTAGGAAACGAGGGATTCGGCAATGCCCAGGCCATCGACCTTGCGCACGGGCACGCCCATGAAGGTCAACTGGTTCATGTTCTGACCGAACTGAGTCAACGCTTGGGTGATGCCCAGGGCGTTGTTGGACTTCTCCAGAGCTTGGATCATCAAGCCTTCCTGGATCGAGCGGTTCGTGTAGAACGCAGCGCGGCCCATGTTGAAGTTGGGGATACGGGCGATTGCACGCATCATCAGCTTGATGAGGTTGGTCGCGGAGGTTGCGGATTGCGAACCAGTCACGCCAACCCAGTCGGACACGTCGATGTTGGCGATACGCACAACATAGCGCCAGTCCTTCACCACCAGACCAGCGTCCCACTGGAACAGGGAGCGAGCTGCCTGATACCAGTTGCCGCTGCCGTCCTGCACCGACTCTTCGCCCAGGTCACGGTTGACCAGACCAGCGCGTGAACCTTTGGGGAAGGTGCCGAACACAGTCTGCTCACCCCACACCACCAAGTACATGGAAGCGTTGTCGGAGCCAGCACCGCCAGCCAGGATCACGTTGTTGCCGTTGCCAGCAGTGGTGCTGGAGTAGCGGGTTGCCAGACCGGAGAAGGTCTTTGCGTCAGCGCCCACGTTGCCGTTGAAGATCTTGGCAGTCATCTCCTGGCCCATCGCTTCGATGAACGCGGACTCTTCAGACAGACGGAAGGCTGCGCTGTTGCCGTTGAGCTGCAGCAGCTTGGCGTCGATGTGCGAGCGGGCTTCCATCATCGCGCACGGCTCAGTGATCTGAGCGGTGGTAGACTTGCTGGAAGGCACGCCAGCGTTGTACTGACGCCAGTAGACGGCAGGCAGACCAGTGCGGACTGCAACAACGTGCGAGGTGGGTTGGTTGGCTTCCTTGAAGACGATGTCTTCGAGGATTTCGTTCTGCTGAGAGAGCAGCTCTGCAACGGGATCGATCTTGCCGTCAGGCCCGACGCGTTTGGAATAATCGGCCAGGGTAAGTTGGCCAGTGCTCAAGGTAGGCATGTTCTAACTCCTTCAAGGGTTCATGGTTGGGTACATACGTTGGGCAGTGGTTTCCAAGACGGTTCGATTACCGCCCGAGATGACCTTACTGTCCTCACTCATCGCTTTACCCGCCTTGACCAACAGCCGAATCACTTCGGGGTGATGGTTCAAGCCGGATGACTTCAGCAGCTTGGTCAGCTCTGGAGTGCCCAATTCGTTGAGTGCTTTGTCAGCCACCTTGAGGTTGTCGGAGAACGCATCCCCGCCATACTCCTTGTCGGCCTTCGCAGCTTCCAACCAATCGGTCTTGGCCTTTTCCAAGCGAGCCACTTGCGCGGCCTGCATGGCAGGTGCCATTGCTTCCAGTTGCGCCTGTGCAGCTTCCTGAGTAAGCCCCTGCGCCTTGGCATATTCGGAGAACGCGCCGATCCCTGTCTCGTCCATCTGGACGCCTTCGGGGAGCTTGAACTCGTACTTCTCGGGCACAGCCGGAGCCGCGTCCTTTACCTCGGTGCTGGAGCCTTCGGCCTTGGAGTCAACCAAGGTTTCGGTAGCTGCCTGCTGTTGACCTTCCGCTGGCGCAGCAGTAGCGCTGGCTTGGGTCGTGGTCGATGCTTCGCCTTGAGTGGGATTGGAGGCTTCAGTCATCAGGGTTTCGGTTGCCATTGGCGTTTTCCTTCACAAGTACGGGATACAGTTCATGGCAGTGGGCATGGATCAGTGCCAGGATTCGCAGCCCCTCATTGCGCACACCTTCGTTGAATGCCATCTGCATTGCGTTGGTGTTGAAGGAGAGGCGGAACACCCCAGCACGGTCAAGGATTCGCCAGAGGATCCGGCGTCCGCGCCTGCTGCTCATGAGCCATTTGAGATCCGACTCTTCCGTGTCGCGCGTGAGCTTGGCGGTGACATCCTTGTCGGATGCCTTGCGCTCATTGGCCTGTTGGTCGAGAGGGTCGTAATTGCTCATGGCTGCAATTTATTCACGCACGCGATGGATAAGCGCACCCTATCGACGCCGACGCCTGCGCAAGAGGAACGCGATGCCACTGACTGCAGCGGCCAGGGCAGACGCACCGCTGATCTTGTTCTTCTTGACTGCGAGTGTGAACCACATCACGAGACATAGTTGACGTACATATTCGTCAACGTGAAGCTGGGTGTCGTGCCGCCGATGGTGTAGACGATGCGCCATGTGCGCGGCAGCGGAGCATTGATGGCAATGGTCTGAGCCGCACCCGTTGCGAGGTTGGCAATCGTCGTGCCAGCAGCTTGGCTGATGTTGGTCGGGTACACGATGAAGACCACGTTCTGGCTACCTGCCGTCACCGCGGCAGACGCAGGGCCGAAGTTGATGAAGTTCGTGCCGTCGAAGCTGACCTGCAACTGCATCGTCATGGTCGGCGTGGTGCCCGTCACAGCACCGATTGCCACCGTGATGTAAGCGCCGCGTGCGTTGAAGTTGGTCTGCGTTGCACCGTTGAAGGTGGCAGTCTTCGCTCCTGTGTCGCCGCCCGTGATGTTGGCGTTGTTTCGCTGGCGATCCCATGACGCACCGTTGAAGTTCAGCGCAGTGGCGTCGATCTTGGTGACAGTGGGGTTTGCCAGGGCATCAGCGGATGCGGCAGCAGTGGGGTATCCGGTAACACCCACGGTTCCCGAAACCTGTGCCAGCAAGTTGGCAGCGGTATTGCTTGCCACCAATGCGGCAGCGGCCACCCACGGGTCGGTACTCAGCCGAGAAAACGCCTGGATGGATCCGCCTGTAATGGTCGATGCAATCCGCAAGCGCAGGAACACGCAGCGAATCGGGAACGAATAGACGATCTGAGAGGCAGATGCTGTGATTGCCGCAGTGATCGGCACACCTGTTACCAATGCAGCGTTGAACACAGGCAAAGCAACCCAGTTCACGTTGTCATTGGACTGCTCGAAGATGAATGTGCCTGCCGTACCCGTAGAGACAACCTGAATAGACGCAGCACGGTAGCCAGACACGTTGATGCCAGCAGTGCCAGCCGTGGGTGTCAGGATGTTGTTGACCGTCGCAGTCTGAGCCGCAGCACCAGTGAGCACCAGCGGCAGTTCCGTGACAGGCATGATGCCCGAGGAATCCGAGTCTCCCAAGTCACCATAGGCAGTGTTCAGCGAGAACGTGGTGGTGGCCGATGCGCCTGTGTTCGTGGCCTGCACTTGAACGTAGTTGCCGTTCAGAGTGAAGGAACGGGCAAAGCCAGCGCCAGCGGAGACATAGAAAACAATGTCAGGCACCGCCCGAGTGCCACCAACGTCAATGTACTGCTTGACCGTGACCGTCATTGGCTGGTCGCTGGTCATCAGGATGGAGATGCTCGGCTGGTCTAGTGCTGTCTCAATCGCACCCGCAAAGGTGGCACCCGCGGCAAGTTGTACGGACGAAGTATTACCAGTGGAGAACTGGAAGATGGTGGCGTTGTTGCTGGTGGGTACGTTGGCCGCACGTAGCTGCGCATCAGTCAGCGGCTGGGACAGTCCAGTGTTCGCCGTGACAGTTCCAGAGATAGGAACTGCGGCGGCACGTAGCTGTGCATCAGTCAGCCCTTGAGACAGTCCGGTGGACACTGGGAATGGGTTTGCCCCAGATACCAGGGTGGCCGAGTCCAGAGCACCGAAAGCGATCTTGCTGATCGGGTAGTGGACTCCACCGATGTCATCCGTGGCAAATGTCTCGCCACCAACCCCAGCATTTGTGGTGACGTTGTCCGCCATGCTTTACCCCGCCAGCTTTGCCAGATACGCGCGGGCCTTCTCGGCACGGGCTTCCAGATCCTTCACCTCTGCGGCCATTGCTGCAGCTTCAGCTTTCAGCTCGACCAGAGCAGACTGGGCCTTGGCAACTTCAGCGGCAGCGGCGTCAGCGAGCTGGGAGGCAGTCACTTCGGCCTGATGCACCTTCTCATCAGCCTTGCGTGCGGCGTCGGAGAAAATCCCTTCTGCAGCTTCCTTGGCAGCTTCCACGATCTGCTTGGCATCCGCCTTGGCTGCTTTGGTTTCCGCCTTGGCAGCGGCCAGCTCCTTCTTCACGGCTTCCAGTTCCGCCTGCAGTGCGGGCAGTGCCTTCTCGGCTTCAGCCTTGGCCTGGACAAGAGAGCCAACCAGCTCGAAGGATTCCGCCACGGTCTTGACCATCTCGAACTTTGCCAGCAGTCGCTTGGCATCGTCCGCAGCTTTGAGGTATTCGTTGCTCATGGGGTTACTCCTTCATCAACAGGGTGACGGACAGCGATGTGGTGCCATCGCCTGCGGTGACACGGGGGCGCACATACAGCGTGGCCTCTGTCACCATCTCGATCTTGGCCGCGGTGATGTTCAGGTCATTGCCCTGCGGGTCGGTCAGCACGGCCCAGTTCGAGCCATCGTTGCTGCCCTCGATGCGGACAGAACCACCAGCGCCGAACGTGCCAGTCACCTGGACGCTCTTGTCGGTGTACTGCGAGAAACCGATGGACTCACCATCGTCGCCGTTCGCCATGTTGGCCCAGCGGGACACGACGGTCTTGGTGTTGCCGGAAGGCAGGTTTGTCTTCTGAATCGTAGGCATCGTGCCCTCCTATGTGTATCCAGTGGTTGCATCCATCACGCTGGTCAGGGCGCTCTGGTCTGATGTCTTGGCGGATGCCAGATCCTTGACGGTGGCCGCACGCTGGGCCATCTGCTCGTTCGCCATCTGCTGCTGCGCCATCTGAGCGCGGGCAGCACGGGACTCTTCGACCTTCTTGCTGTCCACGATCATCTCGGGGTCAACGCCCAGCATGTCGGCGTAGCTGTCAACCCAGCGGTCAGCATCGAACTTGTCCAGCACCTCGGGCTTGAACTGGGCAATGGATCCCAGGTTGCCGACGAAACGGTCAATGCTGTTGGTCGCCACGGCACGCTGTGCTTGGGCCAGGACGGACACGAACTCGACGGACAGCTCCAGACCCTGCAGCTCTTGCGGAGCTTGCGGCAGGATGCCTGCGTCAGCCATCTCATCGAACGTGCGCTCGATCAGCGGGTTGAGGATCTCGTCGCCCAAGCGCTCGACCACGGGGCCAAGCATGAGCATCTTCTCTTCGTGGCGCTCGGCTACCTCGGTGGCCGTCATCCGGCTGTCGGTCTGGTTGGCGAGCATCATGAACAGGTCAGCGTAGAAGCCGCCCTGGATCCGGTTGCGAACGTCCTGGATGTCACCCAGCAGATGGGACAGGTCGAGGTTGACCTCCCACGCAGGGCGCACGCCAGTGTTGTTGCCTACGTTGTCCACATAGGTCGTGCCACCAGGGAGGAAGTCCACCTCACGGTTCTGCATGCTCGCGGGTAGCTGCAGCGGTGGCTTGGTCTTGTAGTCGATGACCTGGGCCTTGCGGAGCTGCTCGTGCTGGAGCTGCTTGATGTCGCCCAGGACTTCCATCGCAGGGCTGTTGCCGTAGATGTCGCCACCGGATACCTGCCAACGTGGCACCAGCACAGGGAAGCGCTTGAAGCCACCCTCACGCAGGCACTTGTTCTCATCCTGCCCAGCCTCGAAGTAGACCGACTTGAAGGGCATGTTCTTGCTGTCCTTCTTCTTGAGGTCGCGGTCTGCACGAGGCTCAATGGTGTGCATGACTGTCACCCACTGGTCGAGGTTGCCGCGGTCAAATGCGTTCTTGACTGTGGTGCTGACGTTCTCGATGCCGAACTCCTTGACGATCTGCCCGACGCTCATGTCGAACTCACGGTACAAGGTGTCCACCCGCCCCATGTGGTTGCAGGCAATGGCGTACTCCCCGATGGTCAGGGTGTGGTGGTGGATGATGGTCTTGGTGTCAGGGACGATGATCGACGCAGCAGTGCCAAATGCACCCAGCTCTTCGTACATCATGTGCAGCGAGCGGTAGGTGTTGGAGCGTGCGAAGACCATCTGCATCAGACGGGTAACATCGGCCAGCCACATCTTGACGTTGCTGGACTCATCGAGGTCAGGGTCTGAGGTGGTGAGCCGGAACCAGGGCCGCGCGGGACTGGTCATGTTGGACATCATCCCAGCGGCCAGGGTGCGCAGCGCCCGAGTGCCCGTGCTGTCGTAGATGTTGTTGTGGCGCTTCTGCCCGTTGTTGCGGTCTTGCGTGAAGAATCGCCCGCTGCGAGGCAGAAGGTAGTCGCTGATCTCCTGCCAGTGCGGAACCCAGCTCGCTCGCTCTTGCTTGAGCTGGCCCCAGCGCTGCAGCAGCAGCTTGTGCTGTGTGATCTCTTTGGACATCAGGATCCCAGCAGGGTGTTACGCCCAAGGGTGAGCAGTGATGGATCAATCCCCAGCGGGCCAGTCAGCATGGTGGAGCCTGCGCCTCCCATGCCTGCAGACTGGTTCTGATCCATGATCCTCTGCACGTTGGGCTTCTTCTGGTTGGCACGGTTGAAGGCCATGTCGGCATCAGTGGCGGCTTTCTCTGCCTGCTGCCTAGCCTGTTGCTGTGCAGAGTTCTGACGGTTCAATGCCTCTTCTTGGGTTTTCTTTTGGTCAGCAATGTATGCAGTCCCAAGAGCAGCAGCGATCCATGTAGTTGCCGAAATTCCAAATGCCATGTCACATCTCCAAGGTAGGTGCCTGCACATACTCGATGCCAGCACGCCGCGTCTGCAGCTTGTGCGACTCGTTGGTCATCTCGTCCTCGATTTCACCGATGTCTGTCAGCTCAGTCGGCCACAGCGTTGTCCAGTAGGTGTCCGCATGGGCAACCCCCGCACGCTTGAATCCAGCCTTGGCAGGGATCACATGGAACCCGACCAGCCTCTGGACTCCGGCGTCCGTTGTCACCTCGATGTCGCCACTCATGACGCAGATGTTGTCCGCGTTGAGCTGCGCACCAGTGAGCAACGTCCCCGCGGGGATCAGGATCGTCCTGGCGCACATGCCGCCATGAACTAGGTGCTGGGTCTGGACATCAACCTGTGGAAACTGCAGGGCATACTGCTCCAGCTCCGCCACCTTCTCGGGTGTCGGCATGGCTGAGAGAAGCTGCACGGCATCGGTCATGGCGGCAATTTATTGCTGCGCCACGCCGATAAGCGCACCCTCTACCTTGCGTAGGGGTCGTACTCCGCACGGTTGCGACGGTCATGCCGCAGGCTGGCACGCTGCTTGTCATGCTCGGAAAAGTCTGGGATCGGGAACGCGAACGTGACGGCCAGGGCATCAGCATCGTCTGGGCTTGCCAGTCCCCTGCGCTTCATGCCTTCCTTGCTTTCCAGTTGGATCTGGTCTGAGGTGGTGAACTGGTACTCCACGCTGGTCAGGTCAGTCGCCAGGGCTTCATCCTTCTCCAGCACGCCGATCTCCAGCCACTCCTTCATGCGGCCCCACATCTCGGCACGCTTGTTGAAATACTTGCGCTGGTCATCCGCCTTGCCACCGAACTGCACCTCGATGGGGTCATAGCCCATCTGCCGCAGCCGATCCACCACGCCGCCACCCACGCCGCCGCCGTCCACGAACAGGACGGGCCGCAAGTGCATCATGGTCTTGAGGTACTCCATGTGCTCTGCCACCCTGCTGGCGAGCTGCATGGTGTCGATGCCGCGGTAGCGCTTTGGCGTGACGGAGCAGGCATCGCGGCCAATGCGGGTGCGGATGACGCTCTGGTCATCCCCGAATCGGGCAACGTCAACCCCGACAGCGCAGGACATGCCAGCAACCTGCTCGACCTGGGGCTTGCGCTCCATCGCCTGATCCACCAGCCCGCGCGGCACGAACTGCATCGAGCTTGCATTTGGGAAGATGCCACGCACGCGCACGCGCACGAAGTCCGAGTCCTCCCCATAGTCCTGCACCCACTCGTTGAGCAGTCGCTTGTTGGTGATGGCAACGTTGCGGCTGTCGATCTGTCGGGTGTTCCAGCGGTGTCGGTTCTTCCCGAAGCACTCCGCGAATGCTCCGGTGTTCCGAGTGGGGTTGCCAAAGACAAAGTGCATCGGCTCACCGTCTGTTTTTCCGCCCTCGGCCACTTCCCAGATCTTGGACGGGATAGCAGAGGCTTCATCGAACAGATACCAGGGGGTGGAGCTGGCCGCATGCAGGCCCGCGAACGACTCGCTGTTCTCTTCCCTCGATGTCTGGGCATCCACCCGCCAGGAGTTGGGGTGGTCGTTATGCACCATCCGCATGGCACCCTTGCCAGTGGTGATGGTGAACCAGTGCTTGTTGACCAGCTTGGAGTGCCACGCACTAACACCCGCCCAGGTCTTGGATGCGAGCTGCTCCGCGGTGTTGGAGGTGATGACGCCCTTGCTGTGGGGTCTGGTGGACATGATCCAATGGGTGAGCCACGCGGCCATCGCGGACTTGCCGATACCGTGCCCAGAACTCACAGCGTACTGGATGGGTGGCACAGCGCTGATGCCGTCGAACTTGCGCTCATCCACATCCTTGCCAATGCTGTCCAGGAACTCACAGGCCCAGACATCTGGCCCGAACTTGCACCGGAACCTGCTTGCCCAAGGCTCCTGCAATTCAACCAACTGCAGGCTGGCGTCCGTGTTCCAGGGGTATGCCCACATGACAAACCCCAGCGGGTCATCGTAGAACTTCGCCAGATCCTTGGCAATCTCCAGATCAATCGGCAGTCCCACTGCGCCCCCTTGCTGCTGCCAGTGCGTTGGCGATGTCCACCTGTCCGGAGTGGACTACCTCCTGCTTGTCACCGTAGTCCTTCGGCGCTATCTTGCTGGCCTTCCAGCGGTAGTGGTGCGCCAGCTCCTTGGCCTTGGACAGCTCGAATGGGTCTGCAGCGCTCTCGATCACCTCGACAGCACGCTCATCCCAGAGCAAAGCAGTACGGACTCGCTCTTCCCGCGCGCGCAAGGAACGATTCTCATCCGCAGCTATCCACTTTACCAAAGCCCCAATCCCAATCCCGATCTCATGCGCGATCTGGGTCATGCTCTTTGTGTTCGCAATCCCCTCGCACACGGCCTCGATGCCGCCATAGGCTTCCAAGCGTTCGTCCCAGGTCATGGGTTTTTCAGGTTTCTTCTTCGTTGCCATAGATTGCCCTCTCGATAACTACGACCTTCCACCCTGCGATGGTGTGGTTTCTTTTCTTGCCGTTGATGATGTCGCGCACAGTGCGGACTCCGATGTCGAACTTCTGTGCGATGCGCTTGTACCCGTACCCCGCCATGTTCAACTCCAGGATCAGATCCACCTCGTGGTTGGTGATCTTTGCCCTGTGGTGGCTGTCACCGATCCGATACCCCTTCTCGTTTACTGCCACCTTGATCTGCATCACTGCCCCCTCTTGAAGAGCTTGGGGTACATCTGGCTGATCTTGCGCTGGGCTTCTTCGATGGCTTTGGTTCTGCGCAGTGGGTCTGCCACGGTGTTGGGTGTCTGTGCTGCCTTGCGTAGCAGCTCCTGGGCGACTGCGGGTAGTCTTCCTTGCATCATTTGCGGGCCTCCAGCATTTCGTCTGCGATTGCGTAGGCTTCCTCGGAAATAGCAATGCCACGGAGATCTCCGCGCTGGATTAGCCCTTGCATCGCCTTCGCAGCAAAGTAATCGCGCAGAGTCATCCCCGCAGTGACTGGCGCATAGGTATCGTTCATCGTGTGCGGGAAAGCGTAGTCCGTTTCGTTGCTCATTTGATCCTCTCCAGTGTCCAGTCCAAGAGCTGCTGCTGTGTGACGCCGAACTCCAGCTCCCAGAGTTTCGTGCCCATGTGATGGATGCCTTCAGG